CGCCCCATAAGACTTTCCAAGAGCTGTAAATGAGCCATCTTTATTAATCGGAATAAGCGTTGGAGTCATGTTTTTGCCATTCCAATCGAGGATTGCGATGCCCATTTGCCAGTTGGCGATCCCTTTCGTGTAACTCGCCTTAGCCTTATTCATTAAGTTTCCGGTTTCTATGCCGTAAATCGTCCTGTATTGGCCTCCTAAGCCCTCAGAAAACGATGATAGACCCAATTTATGGGTATGCCCACAAACTACGCTCTTACCGACCTTTTTGGCAAGATTTAGGGCAGTCAGGCCAGCGTTAGGATTGGCATTACTTTCATCCCCGTGCGCTAATATCCAATTTTTTTCGAACTCATAAAATGATTTGTGAAAAGTTATTCCAAGTGAATCGAAATCCATAAATTTTGAGTATTGCAACTCAGGCAAACTAATCAAGCCCGGCACTTTTAATAATGTATTGTAAAGTCTATCTGTATGGTTTGATCTAACAATATGAGCTTCTTTTGCATTCTCAGTTAAAGCCCACAAAATATCTTGGGTTGCCTTACGATCATCATCTAGGGTTTGTTGGTAGGCAAGTGGTGTTTTCTCAGCCCAACGGCTAATTGTTTGAAAATCAATTTCATCGCCAACGCATAGGACAGAATCAAACTTTTCCTTGCGTGCTAACTTAATTACATTTTTTACAGCTGTTTCATGGTGGTATGGGATTTGTAAATCCGAAATAACCAAGTATCGCTTAATCTTCATCCTCATCTGGAGTAGGAATAGTTGGGATGATCCCTTTATCGCCTACGATCCAGTCAGGCATTGACTCAGGATTATCCATTAGATATAAAGCAACAGACTCAGAAAATCCAGCCTTTTTAGCTGCTTTAAATATCTCATGTTTTGCAATATAGAAAACCTCTAATTTAGTTAAAGGATCAGGAGTACGGCGAACGCGACGACGATTAACCTTTTTGCGTTTAGATTGTTTCCGTGTGTTCGCCATAAAAGAAATTATCGCTTACTGATTAAAGTAAATAACTCATCAACACGCTGTTCAAGTCTAGTAATTTGATCTTTCATTGAACTGCCTGAATTGGGTTTAAGTTCGCTTAAAAAACTTTTAATAACCCATCGTAGAGCCAGTAATAAAGCGGTCGCGATACTGCAAACGCCAACGCCAAATGCGACTAATTCGTTGGGTGTCATGTTTGCTTTGATCCGATGCCATATTCTCCCTCTGACTTATCTAATGCTTTTGCTGCTGGCCCTGCTAGAGCTGCAATAATAACTGATACGGCTGGATCTAATCCAAGTTCATTACTTGCTAAAAATGTCAAAAATGAAACTAACACTCCACGAAAGTAAGACTTTAGAACTGCTTTTTGTTTTTTGCTGATTTTCATTAATTGCCTTTCAGTAGTGGGATGTCGAACTTTTCGCCTGTTTGATTTGGCTTAAAACTTACATGGATGTGCTTATGATGTGGATTAATGCCCCGATACTTAACCCAACGCCAGAGCGACTTACCTGAACATATTTTACCAGCGTGGATTATGTAAGATATACGCTTATCTTTTTTTGCTGTGAGTCGAAGTTGATCTGCCAAAGCATGACTAATCCCTTGTTCGTTAGAAAGGCCAGCGTCAATATCGAGCGCGCAAACTTCGGCTGTGTCAGGTCGTGGGTTATGATCCGATTTTCGTAATGCATGTTTACTATCAGAAATCCACCCATCGCTGCGCTTATCGCGATCCATCCATGTTTCATTTATTTGGTCGCGTAGCGTTTTAGCAGCTTTAGATAGGTAAGGCTTCATTAGCCAAATTATTTTTTGCTAGATGGTTTGCCTAAAACAAATCCATCAGGCAATGGCTCGCTATACTCCCATTTTTCAATGTAATCAATACCATCACCATCATCCTTAAGATGAATGCCTAATTTTCTAAAATCATCAGTTGGATTTAATTCAGGTAATGCTTCAATAATTTTTTCCCAAAGTTTCATATTATGCTCCTAAAAATTGTGCTGATAAATAAGTGTAGGCAGCATCACCATAAGCACCATTTTGGCTGCCAGTTGTTTGATATGCTGTAAATTCAAGATAATCACCTGCAACCAAATTTGCAATATTACCAAAATTGAGAGTTTGATCAGTTTGACCAGAAATATCCATTCCAAAAATTCTTGTTCCATTTTTAAGTATTGAACACGCTCTAGTTCCAGCTCCATTACCAATTGAAAAATAAATTGATGCTTGAAGTGCATAATAACCGCCCAAGCCAGTAGGAATAGTTATTCGTGAAGTATTTGTGCTTGTGCTATGAAAATTGCTAGTGTCATAAACTTCTGAATCAAAAGTTAAAGTTGTAACTGTTGCATTGTTTATTGTTTGAGTTGTTGAATTGAAAATTCTGCATCCAGTAAAACTTGTTGCACCTGGCGTTGACCAAGCAGGAACGCCACCAGATACAGTTAAAACCTGACCAGTAGTTCCAATTCCAAGTCTTGTGTTTGTGTTGGCAGTTGATGAACGATATTCAATATCGCCAAGAGTTGTTGATGGGTTTAAGTTCTTGGTTGTTGTATCAACAGATGAACCAAGCGTGCGAATTGCTGCTGCGCCATCTTTTACTAGCGCGGTGTCATCTGGAGTTGTCCAGCTGTAGTTCGTGGTAGTTGCCATATTATCCTATCCTCAGGCTACGATTGTAGCGTATTCCCATGTCAAAGTTGGATCTATTGTTTGCCATGTTTCGGTTATTGGTGTGGTATTCCAACGCATCGCCACTTGGCTAAATGCGGTTGGTGAAACATTGATTGTTAAAAACAGCTCATTAAATCTAGTGCTCCATGACCAGCCCTCAACATAACCTTCAAATGTGCCACCAGAAATTTGAGTTGGTAGGTTTGCTAGATAAACTGGCAAGCCCATAAATACGCCTAATAAAGCATCCCGATCTGCGTCATCAATTTCAGGGTTGGTAATTGGAAATGTAATCGATTGGAATGCTGGGATTGGGTAGGCTCTTTGATCTATGTATCGGTCGGCAATAGCCTGAGCATCTACTGATCCTTGAACCCTTGAGTTGATGCTTTCAGCTTTGTAGCCATATAAGGAAATAGATGTTAGATCTGTGGCAGTAACCTGTGAATTGTAGTTATTGCCATAATTGATATAAATGTCATTACGAACATCACCTGAGCGCATAACTGTAGATAGGCCAGAACCTAAAGCATGGCCAGCATCTAGTTCAACATAGCCATTGTTCAATAAATAGTTCTGTCTGTGATCGCCATCTGCATAACCTATATTGCCTTGATTATCCTCATAAATATAACCAAATGCAGAATTAGCAATATCAGAAACCACATTGTAAATCGTGTCGGTTACATTTGATTGAGCAGTCATTGTGTAAAGGCCGGGTTGGTCAATACTGCCAAGCCCTAAATTGACTGCATTTTCCCAAGTTTCTGTTGCGTTATAAGTTGCCCATGTTGAAGCTGATGGAACATCATTCCAAGTTCCCAGCAATACGCTTGAAAGGATTCCATAAATCTGATTGCCATCCTCATCTTGAGAAATACTGTTATTCCAAATTTCTTTAGATATTTTTGCAAGTGAACCCATCGCAATAATGGTGTATTGGATAACTGTAGCTATTGATCCAGTCGCACCGACCTCAACAATAACATCTGTAATGTCGCCACCAAATAGGCTCACATAAGCATTTGATGTGTCTTTGACCTGTAAATCTAAACTATCATTAATGTCAAAAGGTAAAGTTTGACCATTCAAAGCAATTAAAGTAATTTGAACATAAGATGGATTTGGTTGTGAATAAATATCATCTCGACCAGCCTGATGTTGAATATCGCTTATTGCGATGTCAGTATAATCAACCCCACTGACAGTTAATTTCCAATCAGGATTCCAGACTGTCATGGTTATTTCTTAACAGCTGCGCGTGAAAGATATGGATTTGATCTGGCAGCACTTTCGTTTATTGCTTT